ATTAAGTGCATTTAAACAAGTCTTTTTACGATTAACTGACAATTATGGAGTCATGGTAGTTGTTAAACGTGGCGCAGGGAGAAATCTGAATGAAAAAATATATCATTATAAATCCACAAGCATTTCACCAAAAATGTTAGGATGTAGACAACTTATCAAATATCATGAAGCGAATTATAATAAAAATTGGATGAAACAAACTGATCAAAATGATTTTGATCCAAGTTCTTGGTTAAATAAGAAAAATAATTTATATATTAAAAAGTTGGATGAACATGGTAAACAAAAATTTGATTGATTATATTTGACTAATAAAATACTTATTGATTGCTTCATGATTACGTTTGTCATACGTCATTACACTTTCAACCCATGGTGTTTGTTCTGTAAACATTGATTTAAATACTTCTGATACATTTGGTAAATCTTTTTGTTGTTCATCAAATGTCTTCGGAATATATCTGTATATAACTTCTTTTTTAGGTTCAGGATAATTCAATTTTACTAAATTAATTGTTATGCATACAATACCACACATTACACATACTACTAATAATGTTGTTATTAATTCTTTCAACATTTATATAATATTGGTGAGATTATCATTATTTTTAATCTTATTATTTTTAATATTTTTAATTTTATCATTCATTATATTATTTTTATCATTCATCATACCAATTTTATTATTCTTAATTTTATCATTCATCATATTATTTTTATTATTTTTGATAATAAATTTATCATTGATTATCATATTTACAAATTTACAATATGGTAGAATTTTAGATGGATTAATTAGTTCTTCATACCAATCATCAACATGAAATATATCAAATTTATTCATATATGAGTAAAGTTCATCATTAGATATAATATTATCCATAATTATCAATTGTTATTATTTTGTTATAGTTCTGTATATTTTTATATATAAATAATAGTATTTTTTTCATTTTTTTTTATGTTATATACAAAAGATGAAAATGTTTTTGTTCAATTAATGTTTTTTCTTTGCACAATGTTCACATGTTGGAAAACGTTCTGATTTAGAACCTTTGCATGTTGGACAAGTGTGTTTCGATGCGTATGCACATGCACCACAAGTTGGGTAATAAACTGATTTAAGACCCTTGCACACTGGGCAAACACGTTCTGCTTCATAACATGCCCTGCAGTAGAGTGCATTAGGATGCTTAGGCATATGACACTTTGGACATTTCTGTTCCTTAATGAAACATGTCTGACACATCGGAAAACGCGGACTTTTTGAATTTCCACATTTTGGGCATGTAACTGATTCACATGCTTCCAATTGTTCAGTGTGTGCACGTTGTCCTTCAAGTTGCAGTTTCAGTTTCTCAACGCGCTGTTTCATTTCTTCAATCACACGTTCTTCTTCCAACTTCATCAAACGTTCTTTTTCTGCTTCTTCTTCAGCATGTTGGCGTTCTTCTTCAACTTTCTTTTTCTCAGCAACTGCCCGCATTTCTGCATCAATTGCAAGTTGCTTTGTTTTGTCAGTTCCAGCCAAAACAATCGCCGAGTAAGAAATTGATGTGCGTTGTGTCGGAACTTCATCAACAGAATCAGCCCATGCTCCACTGAACGATGTTTCAGCACACATTTCTTCAAACGTAATTTGCTTGCTCATTTTATGCTTTCACACAAAGATAAACTTCCTTTTAATAATTTATATATATAACTACATTGTTCAATCAATTAATATTTTCAATTTTTTATAAAACTGAAAATGTGAAAATGTGAAATTTCATAAATTTAGTATCATTTATACATTATTTTTAAGTTTATCTTTGTTTGTTTTATCTAAAAGTTTTGTGTACACTTTTTGTAATTCATGTAAACCATCATTAATTTCGCTAATTTCTTTCTTTTTTGTATCTAATTGTTTTTCAGTATCATCTTTCTTTGCAATAATTTCTGCACTATTTTCAACAATATTTTTACTATCTTGTTCAGATTTCTTCTTTTGATACATTTTCTTTTGTAATCGTTCACGCGTTTTTCCTGTTTCTTTTGGATTGCATGCTTTTGATTCTACTTCAGCCTTTTGATTCATAACACGTTCGTGTTCACGTTGTTTCTTCAGTAGTAATTCATCTTTAACGGATTTCATAAGTGTGTTCAACTCTTTTTCATAATATTCTTGATCTTCAACAGTTTCTGGATCTTGATTCCAAGGCAACCATTTAAAACCCTCTCCAACATAAATGTGAAAATCTGGATCTATTTTATCCTGAATATATTTTGCATGTGCTTCTGCTTCTTTCTGTGTGTGAAATGCACCACGGAATTTAAATCCAAGCATTTTACAACCTTTCACATTTTCCGGAGATAGGAAAGAAGCACAAATCCATTCTTGTCCAAGAATCGGTGGATCTTCATCAAGATAATCAATTTTCTTTTCTTTTGGTTGTTCAATTTCTGACATGGATAATATAACTATACAATATAATATATTTTTAAGTATTAAACACACATAAGTATTTAATTATTTCAAAATCAGTATTTATTTTATATACTTGGGAAAAATGTCCAATTTAGTTCATCACATATTTGTTTCCATAATTTATCTTGTAATCTAAGTTTGTCTCTACTTTTCAATAATGGGAGTCGTTCTATAAATTCTGGCATATTAAGAATTTGGAAAAATTTATGTAAAACATATGAATAACTTAAGAAATTTGTTCTTTCTTTTGGACAATATTTTATAAAAGGTTCTTGAATTGCTTTAAACATTTGTTTAAGTTGTTCTTCAATTTCTCTGCTAATTGATGGAGGATGTTTTCCTGATATTTTACTTATGATACTTGGAATATGCTCATAATATTTATGTAAACCTAATTTTTTCAAAATTTCTTTCATTTGTGTAACAGAAATATCCTTAATATTTCGGATTCTCGCATGAGTTATTTCTGCTATGATAACATCATACGCCTCTTTTGGTATATCAGTAGATTCCTTTGCTTGGAATTGATTTAACCATTCTATAAAATGATTTAATTTTTTGTATGGATATGAAGTTTTTTCTGTATTACTATCCTTGTAATTTGGTATATCACTTTCAATTATTGCTAATTCTACTTCACCACATTCTGGACATACATATGCACCACCCGTTGACATAATAATTCTTTCTTTATCACATTTATAACAATATTTTGTATCATCTTTAAATTTATCTCGCATGTAATCATTATCATTATTGATAATACTCATATATTGTCTGTGAATTTGTGCACGATTTCTTGGTGGAGATTCTGATAAAGAATCAGTTGTATTTTTTTTCGGAGAATTATCTTCCTTTACATCAAAAAAATATGTTAATATATTATTTTGATTATCTTCATAATTCTTTTTTCTTTTACCGAATTTTTTCTGTGGATTAACCATATTAATGTCATTCATATCTTTTATTTCTACTTTTCCTGTATTATCAAATATATCATAATATTCCATAAGAATTGCATCAGTTTTACTAAAATACTCTAATTCTAATTCTCCACTTGATATTTCAGAAATTTCTTTTTTTAATTTTGTAATATTATCCTTAAGTTCTAACTTTCGAGATATATCTTTTTGTGTCAATTTTTTACAATTTTTATTATCTAATATATGTAATTCATTTATTTTATTGTTAAGTATTTTCTTCTTATCCTCCAAAGAATCACGCATTTTTTTAAAATCATTCATTTGACGTTGATGAATTTCATCAAGCGTGGATGATTGAGATTGATGTTTTGTTTTTTCCGGTTTAACACGCAACATTCTATGATAATATTGAATTGTCATTATTTTTTATATACTATTGAATTGAGTAAAATTTGTTATTTCAATTTTTATGATTACAAATTATTTTTATCGGTTTTTTGGTATTTATTAAAGATATATTATAAGTATTATAGAATATTGGTAAACATTACAAAATATGATTAATGATTACTCTGTCAGGCAATTATTAATTCTTATATTACAATTAACAATTATTAAAAATGCTAAAAATAATAACTGGAAAGTTAGAATATTAAATGAAAAACAAATTGAAATAATTAAAGAATATAATAAAAATGATGATATTGAAATAATTTGTAAAAACTTGGTACAAATGGACACATTATAAATTTTTCAAGAAGTTATTTTTTGTAAGATGCGTTAAAATTTTAAATGATATACTAACACTCTTTTTGTAGTAATTTAGATACAAAATATACAAGTAATATTTGTATAAATATATATACTTTTACGAATAAAATATATATTTTCCTATTAAAAATAATATAGAATAATTTTTTTCTATTATAAAAATATAAACAACATAAATGGCAGGAGGTTTAATGCAACTCGTAGCGTATGGTGCACAAGATGTATATTTGACTGGAAATCCTCAAATTACATTCTTTAAGGTTGTCTACAGACGTCACACTAACTTTTCAATGGAAGCATCCAAAGTCACGATGAGTGGAAATCCTGATTTTGGACGTCATTCAACAGTAACAATAACACGTAATGGAGATCTTATCAATGAATTATACTTGATGGTAACATTATCTGCTGTTCAAGATGCAACTTTTGCTGGTAAATTCGCATGGGTTCGTCGTCTTGGTTATGCACTCATAAAGAATATCGAAGTTCAAATCGGTGGATCACAAATTGACAAACATTACGGAACATGGATGAATATTTGGTATGAACTCACACACACATTTGACAAAGAACGTTCAATACGTAAACTCATTGGTGATGTTCCCGAACTCACTGAACTCGTTGCATCACGTGATGATGGAACATTCAAGGATCAATACACAATGTACATTCCCCTTGACTTCTGGTTCTGCCGTAATGCTGGTCTTGCACTTCCACTCATTGCACTCCAATATCACGAAGTTCGTCTTGAAATGGACTTTACTGAAGCCGCCAAATTAGGTGTTTACACTTCTGGTTTCAATACACGCAATCTCACAATCCAAGATGCATCTATATTGGTCAACTATGTCTACCTCGACTCTGAAGAACGTAGACGTTTTGCTCAAGTTGGACACGAATATCTCATTGAACAATTACAATTCACAGGTTCTGAAAGTGTCCCAACATCAACAAGTGGATCAACATCAATGTCTTCCCAACTCAACTTTAACCATCCGACAAAAGAACTCGTTTGGGGAATCCAAGGAGGAAACTTCACTCGCGGAAACTCTTTCCTTGCATACACACATCTTGACGATTGGACATCAGCACTTGATGAAGCCGCTCTCAATATTGCTACTGGTATGTTCACTGTTGACACATCTGCTCCGACAAAGGGTGTTGATGTATCTGCTGGTGGAAGTTTCAAGTCTAACTCATTAGTGGCGAACACTCACATGACAAATGTTGACGTATCTGGAGCGACGGAAAGTGGATACAGTCTCTACATGCGTCAAGATGTGTTCTCAACATCAACATTTGCTTATGGTCTTGGCGATAAGATTGATTTCGTTGCAATCACAATTGATTCTGATGGAACAGGCATTGCATCAATTAAAGTTCTCGCACACACAATGTC